AACAGGTGGATACTGGGGAGTACATTTAATAGAGACTCCTACAAGTAACTCAGGATTTCTTATGTGGCATCCTACTAAAAGTGAAAGCTGGTGTGAAGATATAGCCGAGAACTTCTGTCTAGGAATGGTAGAAGAAGATGGGAGCATACCAAGTGTTTGACTTAAACAAAATTAGAGCAGCTATGGAGCAAGGCATTATACTTATGAAGTATACAAGTCTTGTAAGTGGAGAGAAAAGTGAAAGAGAGTTTACTCTAAAGCCCGAGTTTACAAATGGAATGACAGTAAAGAATGAAATATCAGACAAGTTAATATGTTATGATGTAGAGTTTCAGAAGTGGGCAGACATAGAAGCAACAACAATTATTAGTTGGAAATCAGTTGAGTAAGGGAGTATATAATCAAACTTATTTTGACAACCACCCCTCTGAAAAAGAAAGAGAGGGTGTTTTGTATGGCGTTATATTAGTAAACCAAACCACATTTGAAAGAGAATGTATCAAGGTGGGTATGGCTAGTGGTAAGGATTGGCGTCATGTAATAAAACGAAGTCGTGGTTTTAAAGGCTATGATTTAAGAATACAAAGAACATACCACGATACTTTATACAATGTGTGGAAGTGGGAACAGAAGCTACACGAACTGTATAAAAACGACAGTTATAAACCAAAGGTTAAGTTTGGGGGACACACAGAATGCTTTGAAATTTCATCGCTTATTCTTCGGGACTTTCCCAAAAATAGTTCTTGACATATGGTTATAATTCTTATATAATATATATACATTTTAGGAGAATAGAGATTGAGACAGATAGTACCGCCAACACAATGCCCTGCTTGCAGCTCGGTATTAGTTTGGATTAACGACCAACTATTTTGTCAAAGTTCTACCTGCAGTGCTACATCTTCCAAGAAGATTGAGCATTTTGCAAAGACTCTCCGAATTAAAGGACTAGGCCCAGCTACTATACAGAAGTTAGGTCTGTCCAACTATCACGACATCTACTCATTCACCCAAGAGCAGATGTCTTCGTTACTGGATTCAGACAAGTTAGGTGCGAAGTTACAAGCAGAAATTAATAACTCAAAGACTTGTGACCTAACAGTTCTACTTCCAGCTTTTTCGATACCGCTGATTGGTTCAAGTGCTTCCCAAAAATTAGCAAAACAAATCTCACATTTAAGTGAGATAACCCCAGAGATATGTAGCGAAGCAGGTCTGGGCCCTAAAGCGGCGTCGAGTTTGTGTGAATGGTTAGTTGACAATTTCAACTCACAACGATATTATGAGTTACCGTTTTCTTTTAAATTTAAGAAGCCTAAGCAGGTCAGTATTATTTCAAAGGGAACAGTTTGTATATCAGGAAAGCTAAGTAGTTATCCTACCAAAGCAGCCGCTCAAAAAGTATTAGAAGAAAACGGCTATGTAGTTAAAACTAGCATTACCAAAGATGTAACCATCTTAATCAATGAGAGTGGAATACAAAGTGCAAAAACCAAACAGGCAGACGAAAAGGGTATAACAATAATCGAAAACATTAAATCATTTATAGAGGAAATATAAAATGGCATTACCAAAATGGACAGACGAAAGAACTCAATCTTTAACAGATTTCGTAGGAAGTGAGTCACCAATATCTCAGGCAACTGTTGCTCAAGCAGCTGAGAACTTAGAAACATCAACAAGAAGTGTTTCAAGCAAATTGAGAAAAATGGGTTTTGATGTAGAACTAGCTTCAGCATCAGCTTCTAAATCATTCTCAGATGAGCAAGAAGCAACTCTATCAGCATTTGTATCAGACAACTCAGGTGTCTACACATACGCTGAGATTGCTAGTAACTTTGAAGGCGGACACTTTAGTGCAAAGTCTATTCAAGGAAAAATCTTATCAATGGAATTAACATCTCATGTTAAACCAGCTCCTAAAGTAGAGACTGTAAGAACTTACACTCCTTCTGAAGAAGAGACTTTTGTGACTATGGTCAACGGCGGAAGCTTCGTAGAAGAAATCGCTGATGAACTAGGCAAATCAGTTAACTCTATCAGAGGAAAAGCTCTTTCTTTACTAAGAAGTGGCGACATCGGTGCTATACCAAAACAGAAAGAAACTAAAGGCTCATCAAAAGCTGACGTTCTTGCTGATATGGATATCACAGATATGACTGTAGAGTCTATCGCTGATGAGATTGGCAAAACTGTTAGAGGAGTTAAAACTATGTTGACTAGAAGAGGTCTACAATGTGCTAACTACAACGGCGCTGCTAAAAAAGACATAGGTTAATCCCTTAGTTCTTATTCCGTGAGGGGCTTTCCAGTCCCTCACATTTTTTATTATCTATTACTTTGGGAGAAAGTAAGTGAATATTGCATCTGCACTATTAAAACAAATCATAGTTCAAAATGACATGAACACATGGTCTAACTTGAAGGAGAATTATCTCCCTAGTGAGTATCAACCTGTGTTTGGCGCATTAGAAAAGCATATTGACAATTACTCCGCCCTCCCAGATTTTGAATCTCTAAAGTACGAGATTCGAGACCGTTCCATACAAGAAAAAATATTCGCAATCGAAGCTGTAGAGGTCGATGTAGACGCGTGGCTGCTACTTGACTATCTCAAAAATGAGTATGCACAAATCGAAATATTAGACGAATTAGATAAGTATGTAGATAGTACTGTCGCACTAGCGTCAGCAGAAGAAAACATAGAACAGCTACAAGAAATAGTTTTAAAAGTAAGTGATAAAGTAGATGTAAAACCACCCGAAGAAAGTATGGAATCTATCTCTCTATTTGACTCCCAAGAAGAGCTTGGCAGATATGTGCAGTTAGGATTCAATAATGACTTCGACTCCCGAATACAGTTCTCTCCTAAAGACCTTGTTATGGTCGGTGGTAAGAGAGGTGCAGGTAAGTCTGTAACTTGTTGTAACATAGCAAGTACAGTTTATAACAAAGGTAAGTCTGCTTTATACTTTACTATAGAAATGGATAGTAGGTCAATACTACAAAGAATATGTTCCATTTCTACACAAGTTCCTTTCAATAATTTAAGGAACAGACAACTAAGTCCTGACCAGTGGAAAACTGTAGCAGGCTGGTGGGCGAATCGTTTTGAGGGTGGTCATGAACTACTACCTAACTTTTATAGTACAGGCGACTTCGATACCTTCCACAAAGATTTAACCAAGCTAGACCTAGACAAAGGTCAACAGATTGATGTTATATACGACCCTAACCTAACTCTAGGCAAAATACAAAGTGAACTAGATAAGAAAGTAAACCAGCTAGACATAGGTGTAGTAGTCGTGGATTATATTAACCAAGTCAAAAGACACAATGCACCTAGCCGTTCAGGTCAATATGAATGGACAGAACAAATAGAAGTAAGTAAGAAACTGAAGACTTATGCCCAAGAGTATAATACTATGTTCTTTGCCCCGTACCAAACTGATGCGACAGGCGAAGCTAGATTTGCAAAGGGTATACTAGATGCTGCAGATGCAGCGTTCAACTTAGAGACATGGGAGAAAGGTTCAGAAGTAGTAACCTTCTTCAATACTAAAATGCGTAACAATGAAATGCTAGACTTTACTAGTGTTGTTAATTGGAACACACTTACAATCGGACCTCAGTCTGGTATGAATCCTAAAGAAAGAGAAGCTATGGAAAGTTCAATGAAAACAGGCGAGGACATGTACGACGACTAATGATATTATATACAGAAGCACAACTACAACACGCGTACATAGAATTCGTCCGAGATTTTTATAAACAATCATGGGTACTAGTACCTACAATAGAAGAGTTCAGACTTATATACGAAGAAGAAATGAGGTGTAAGCATGAAGAAAATCTATGAAACATTTTGGGTACACTTCTGTGAAGTGGAACAAAGGGTTGTTTATATTATGATAGGCAGTAAATGTAGGTCGTGCGGAGAAGAAGCAGATGGGTAAAATTAGACAATGGCTAGTAATAATACTAGATAAATGGTTAGAGAAATCTTTCCAACACACAGCAGATAAAATGTCGAGGAGAAACAAATGACAGTAGAAGAACTATTAATAGAAAGAAAGATAGAGTTCAAGCAATCTCCTGCAGACTACATTGTAAAATGTTTAAACCCTGAGCATGACGACTCAAACCCTAGTATGAGAATTGATAGAATCACAGGAATATATAATTGTTTTGCCTGTGGTTTTAAAGGTAATCTGTTCAATCATTTTCATGCCCCTCAAAATGCATTAGATATGCGTAGAGAAAACTTTAAAAGAAAAACACAACAAAAGAGGTCATCTTCTATAGGATTACAATATCCTAAAGGTGCAATGCCATACTCAGGTAACTGGCGTGAGATTAGTCCCGAGACTTATAAAAAGTTCGAGTGCTTTATACATCACGACAAACCGTTTACAGGCAGAGTCTCTTTTCCAATTAAGGACTTGACAGGAAAAATTGTAGCGTTTAACTGCAGGGCTCAATCCCCTACAGATATTCCAAAATACATAGTCCACCCTCCCAAGGCAGTATTGCCCTTATTTCCTGCTCAAGTCCACCCTATTAAAGGTAGAGTAATATTAGTAGAAGGTATCTTTGATGTACTAAATCTACATGATAAAGGACTCCCCAATACTGTATGTTGTTTCGGTACAAGAAACATATCAGTAGAAAAACTATCACTACTAAAGATGATGGGAGTAGAGGGTGTCGACATTTTATTCGACCCAGACACAGCAGGACAAGAAGCAGTTACAGAAGTAGAGAATATGTGTCTTGCCGCAGAATTAACATTCAAAAACATCAAGCTACCAGTAGCGTTGGGAGACGCAGGAGCTTTACCACTAAATCAAGTAATAAAACTAAAGGAACAATTATATGGCTAAAGTAGCAATTATAGAAACAAAAGCAAGTAGGAATAACTACCAAAGACTGTTTGAAGACTCATTTGAGTTTGACCAGTTTCAGTTATGCTCAGACCCTACAATAAAGAAAGTACTAAAACGAGATGTAGATATAGTAATAGATACAGATAAATATGACTGGTTAATTCTAGTAGGTTCTGAATGTCTAAAATATTTTACCAAACTTAATTCTGTAACAGAGTATAGTGGTAGAGTAGTAGAAGATAAGTTCATACCAGTAATAAACCCAGCTATGTTAGCGTTTAAACCTGAAGCCCAAAGAACATGGGACGACTCCAAAGATAATATTATTAAGTATATAAAAGGAGAACTAAAGAATGTAACTCTCGGTACTGATAAAGCCTATGGAATACAAGATAGTCAAGAACTCTATGTATTTCTTGATAATGCTTTAAATTCTGACCATGACTTCATAGCACTAGATTCAGAGACAACAGCATTGTATAACAGAAATGGACACATACTAGGCATGAGCATATCTTATGAGCCTAATCATGGTGCATACATAGATACAGAGTGTGTAGATGAGAAAGCAGAAAAACTTTTACAACAACTATTCGATAAGAAAAGAGTAGTATTTCACAATGCTAAGTTTGATTTACATTTCTTTGAGTATCATTTTAACTTTAAGTTCCCAAGATTTGAAGATACTATGTTACTACATTATATGTTAGATGAAAACCCAGGCACACATGGTTTGAAACAACTTTCCCTAAAGTATACACCTTATGGAGACTATGAGAAACCTATGTACGACTGGATGGATGACTATAGAAAAAGACATGGTATGTTGAAAGGTGATTTCTCTTGGGACTTAATTCCTTTTGATGTAATGAAACACTATGCAGCCTTAGATGCTGTGTGTACTTTCTTACTATTCCAAAAGTTTGAGACACCTTTACTGAAGAATGATAGACTGTATGGAGTATACAAAGACATTCTTATACCTGGCACTAGATTCTTAGTAGATATAGAAGATAATGGTGTGCCCTTCGACAAAGGTAGACTAGAAAAGTCATCAGTACTAATGCAAGATAATATTGATGAAGCAGTAGCAGAACTATATACTTATGAAGCTGTAAAACAGTTTGAGATTAATCAAGGCAAAGCTTTCAATCCAAACAGCACAGTACAGCTTAGAGCTTTACTCTTTGATTACTTAGGACTGAAACCAACAGGTAAGAAAACAGGAACAGGAGCTGACTCTACTGATGCTGAAGTATTAACTACACTAGCAGAGCAACACCCAGTACCAAAACTAATCTTAGAGATTAGACAGAAAGTAAAGATTAAATCTACTTACTTGGATAAAATTTATCCACAGCTAGATAGAGATGACAGATTAAGAACAGGATTTAATTTGCATGGCACTACCTCAGGAAGACTATCTTCTAGTGGTAAAATGAATATGCAACAGATACCTAGAGACAATCCTATTGTCAAAGGGTGTATAAAAGCCAGACCAGGCTATAAAATCGTAGCAATGGATTTAACAACAGCTGAGGTTTATTGCGCAGCAGTACTTGCTAATGATAAAAACTTGATGAAAGTTTTTCAAGACGGAGGTAACTTCCATAGTAACATTGCTAAGATAGTGTTCGACCTCCCAGGCGATGTCGATGACATTGCAGAACACTACTCTGTGGAAAGGCAAATGGCTAAGGCAGTTACTTTCGGTATAATGTATGGAGCAGGCCCGAAAAAGATAAGTGAACAAGTTACTAAAGACTCAGGTAAGTACTTTAGTATGAAAGATGCGTCATCAGTTATTGCTGATTACTTCGAACAGTTCTCAGGTCTTAAGAAGTGGCTTGACGATGGTAAACAATTTATTCAAGACAATGGATTTATGTACTCTTTCTTTGGAAGAAAAAGAAGATTACCTAATGTGTTTTCTTCGGATAAAGGCATAGCTTCACATGAGGTAAGGTCTGGTATTAATTTCTTAGTACAGTCTATCGCCTCTGATGTCAATTTACTAGGTGGTATTGAGATGAATGATTATATCAAAAAGACTGGTATGAAAGCAAAGATATTTGCACTTGTTCATGACTCCATTCTAGCAGAAGTGCCAGACTGTGAGATAAACAGATACTCCCAAGAGTTACAGAACTTCATACAAAAAGATAGAGGACTTTCTATCCCAGGCACTCCAATTGGTTGCGACTTCGATATAGGCGAAGACTACTCATTTGGTAAGTTTGAGAAGAAGTATGAAACTCTCTGATATACAGTTCCCCGTCTATGTAGTACACACAGATGATGTCGTCTCTCGGGACGGCATACTCTGGTGTGAAGGACAAGTAATAGACGACAAGAATGTAAGTGGGGAAACTATTGGTAAAAGAAGATTATCAACGCCCTACAAAAATTTATACAGTTTAAGAATTATGCTAGAGTATTATCTTTCTATGTTTAAGCATGGAGGAAAGAACTATGTAGACTCTAGTGGTAAGTTTTTCAGATACGAAAAGAGTATGAAAGCTAACCTAATTTATAAAAAGATAAGACGAGTAGAAAAGAAAGATGTACTAACACTAGTCTGGGTAGACAGTGTACCCTTTCCTTTCGAGGTAAAGAGACCACCGCAGTTACAATTTAAGTATGCGGGTATTCTTTACATTAATAAACAACCCTCGTATTTGTACAACTTTAGTACAGATATGAAAAAAACAACATGGAGAAAAATATGAAAAAATTATTATTTTGGATTATAGATTGCTGGAGAGTCGTTATGGATAATCGATTCAACCCGCTAAGACACATACCCGATGCATCAATACAAGCGTACTTTACACTTGTGCTATTTACTATGTGGTCAATATTCTTCGGATTTATAGCTACTTATTATATGGGCTGGTATGGTTACGACATCGTAACTTCTATCATTGTTCACTTAGTAGTTGTAATACCAATTATATTTACTAACATTGTATTTCACGAAGCTGAAAGAGATGGACGCAACTGGTATACAGAACATAGACAAGAGCAGTGGAAGAAGAAATTATTTCCACGAGGCAAAGCTAATGTAATTAAATGGGATATAGATAACGAAGCATGAAGATAGTAATAGAAATAGATACGGATAACGACCAGGATATAAGAACTATCGAAGAGCTTATCGCACTATTAAGAAAGAATGAAAGCAGTTCTAAGTAACAGAATATTCATGGAAGTTACTACTGCTTATCAGTCGAAACTTGATGAAGAACTAACATATGCAATACCTGCAAGGAATCCTATGGACCCGCCTTTCATAATAAAGAATATGGCAGTAGTTAGAAGAGGTTTAGTTACTATACCTATCGGAAGAATGGATTTGATACCAGAGGACTACGAGATAGTTGATAAACGAACAACCATGCCAGTAGACCCTCTTGACTTTAAGTTTACTTTACGACCTTCGCAACAAGAAGTATATGACTCACTAGACGACAGCGCTATAATAAACGCTTGGGTCAGTTGGGGAAAGACTTTTACTGCGTTAGCAATCGCAGGTAAGCTGCAACAGAAAACACTTGTTGTTACTCATACACTTTCACTGCGAGCGCAGTGGGAAAAAGAGTGCGAAAAAGTATTCGGGGTCAAGGCGGGTGTGATTGGTAGTGGAAAGTTTGAAATAGATGCTCCAATCGTAATCGGGAATGTGCAAACTTTGTACCGACGACAGAAGGATATACACAATGTTTTCGGGACTATCATACTCGATGAAATGCATCACGTCTCCTCGCCGACCTTTACACGAATTGTCGACTCAAATCGTGCGAGATATAAGATAGGACTTACTGGAACTATGGAACGTAAGGACGGACGTCATGTGGTATTTAGAGATTACTTCTCGAATACAGTATATAAACCACCAAAAGAAAACTACCTCAAACCTCATGTAAAAGTAGTAAAAACAGGAATAAGATTCATGGACGGAGCGCATACACCATGGGCAGAGCGAGTGAATCAACTTGCCTATGACTACGAGTATCAGAATATGGTAGCACTTATGGCAGCCAAGTATGCCGCGATTGGACACAAGGTTCTTGTAGTCAGCGATAGAGTTGACTTTCTAAAGCGTTGTGCTAATATGGTAGGCAGTAATGCAATCTGTGTAACAGGGGATGTTCCACACGAGAAAAGAGCTGAACTTATTAAAGATATATTTACAGAAAAGAAAGACATATTGTTCGGAACACAAAGTATATTTTCGGAAGGCATATCCCTAGACTGTCTTAGTTGCCTAATTTTAGGTACTCCCGTGAATAATGACCCACTACTAACACAGCTTATAGGAAGAATCATAAGAGTATACGAGGGTAAACCTCAACCTGTTATTCTAGATTTGCACCTCGTTGGCAAAACTGCTACGAAGCAAGCTAATGCAAGAATGGGTTACTATATAAAAGAGGGCTATGATGTTTCCGACATATAGCATAGAAAAATATTTCTTGACACGAGTTCATAATTTTGGTATAATATATGATATTGTTTAATTGGGAAAAGATTAAAACAGAGAGCAAATATAAGGTTGGTGATATTCTTACTATCCTTCATATCTTGACGTATAAACTTCCACCAGTAAACAAGAATGACAGAATATATAAATATTGGCAAAAGAGTTTTCATGGACACAGTTTCCTTGTTAACCCTGAATGTTTGTTTATTCAAAGAAGGAGATATTCGGATAGCGAGATTGCACAGTACGCAGGTATCGCGTCGCTGCGCAACTATTACGAGTATCAAAAAACAAAAGATACTACACTAGACCTCTTACACTTCTCAGGAAAGATAGAGGTTATTAAAAACAATAGATTACTACGAGTAGAGAATGATAGAATACATTTTCTATTTGAAGAAATCACTAAAGGAGAAATGACATGGCATTGAGTTTTAATCAAGCTAAGGGCGAAGCCCAAAAAAATAAAATCGATAGTTACCAATATGTAGAAGGCGACAATATCGTAAGAATGGTCGGGGATATCTTACCTAGATATGTCTACTGGCTAAAAGGTGAAAACGGAAAAAATTTACCATTCGAATGTCTATCGTTCGATAGAAACACAGAAGCATTTAACAACGTAGAGAAGGATTGGGTTAGAGAATATCACCCAGAGCTTAAATGCGGCTGGAGTTATGCAATTCAGTGTATACACGATGGTAAAGTAAAAGTACTAAACCTAAAGAAAAAACTGCTAGAGCAAATTATGGTTGCAGCAGAAGACCTAGGTGACCCAACAGACCCTGAAACAGGGTGGGACGTTCACTTCAAGAGAGTGAAAACAGGACCAATGGCTTATAACGTTGAGTATCAACTACAAGCATTGAAATGTAAACCAAGACCTTTAACTGAAGCAGAGCAAGAAGCAATGACTGAGCTAAAGTCTATGGACGAAATCTTAACAAGACCAACTCCAGACGCTCAGAAAGAACTTCTAGACAGACTTAGAGAAGGCGCATCTAACTCAGAACCTGATAAAGCAATCAGCGATGAATTCGATATTTCTTAAAAGGATAAGTTCGTAATATGATTCTATTTACTGCAGATTGGCACATAAAATTGGGACAGAAGAATGTACCTTTGGAATGGGCGAAGAATCGTTATCAGATGTTTTTTAATCAAGTATCTGAAATTGAAGAAGATGTTGACCTGCATATCATAGGTGGGGATTTGTTTGACCGAATCCCCACTATGGACGAATTAAGTCTTTACTTTCAGTTTGTAAAGAATGTTAATGTACCTACAGTTATCTTTGATGGTAACCATGAGGCTACTCGTAAAAACAAAACATTTTTTACAAACTTAAAAGAAGTTACAGCAAGTATTAATCCACTGGTAGAAGTAGTGGACAAGACATGGATAGGAGAGTGGGGTGCAGAGGCAAAACCTTTGTGGACTATTCTTCCCTATGCCGACTTGCATAAGAAAAAGAGTATAGAATCTATTGAGTCTCCTATACTATTTACTCATGTTCGTGGAGAGATACCACCTCATGTAGTACCAGAAGTAGACTTGGAAAGATTTGATAAGTTTGACATTGTGTTTGCAGGAGACTTACATGCTCATAGCAATACACAACGCAACATAGTATATCCAGGTAGTCCTATGACGACTAGTTTTCATAGACACCATGTCAAGACAGGATATATACTAATAGATGAGGATTGGTCTTGGACTTGGCATGAGTTCACTCTTCCTCAACTGTTAAGAAGAACAGTAGAAGACCCTGCTGAAATGGTACAAACAGAGTTTGACCATACAATATACGAGATTGAAGGAGATGTCTCAGACCTAAGTAATATTAAGAATAGCGAATTATTAGATAAGAAAGTAGTAAAACGAAAAACAGAAGCTACTCTGATACTAGGTAAAGAGATGTCTATAGAAGAAGAATTAAACGAGTACCTAAGCTACATATTAGAGTTAGGAGACGACAAAGTTAAACAAATTTTAGGAGTATTCAGTGATTACGCTAAAGAAGCTGACGTGGAATAACTGTTTTAGTTATGCAGAAGACAACGAGTTACTACTAGACAATAGTAGTGTAACTCAGCTCGTGGGTACTAATGGAGCAGGTAAGAGTTCTATACCATTGATATTAGAAGAAGTATTATTTAATAAGAACTCCAAAGGAATTAAAAAAGCAGACATACCGAACAGGCATGTAAACAATGGTTATGATATATCCATAGACTTTAGTGTAGAAGATGACGAGTACAGAATTGATGTAATTCGTAAAGCTAGTATAAAAGTGAAGTTATATAAGAACGGAACAGATATCTCTAGTCATACTGCTACTAACACTTATAAATCAGTAGAGGAGATACTTGGAATAGACTTCAAGACATTCTCACAGATTGTATATCAAAATACTAATGCTAGTTTACAATTCTTAACTGCCACAGATACTAACAGAAAAAAATTCTTAATAGATTTGTTACAGTTAGATAACTATGTAAAATACTTTGATGTATTCAAGGAGTTGTCTAGAACTTTAAGTTCAGATGTTTCACGAGTGCAAGGCAAAATTGATACAATTAATAAATGGCTCTCAAACAATAATCTCG